AACCCAGCCTCGGTGTGATGCCAGCGACCATCCGGCTTTATCTTATGAGCATGGATTGCTACAAACTTTTGCCATTCGAGTAAAGGCATGCCGATTTCCTGAGCGAACTCAATCATTTCATGACCTTTTGAAGGTAAATCATTCAATGGAGAGTGAATTCGAGGGATCTGCACACCTCCTATTTCTGATTGAGGTTTAATCCCGTCGATCAAATCTTTTTCAAATTTGTTCAAAGCGATCCATGCTCATAAGATTAAGCCGGATGGTCGCTGGCATCACACCGAGGCTGGGTTATTGATCGCACGCCAAAATGGAAAATCAACTTTCATGATGCTTCGGATTCTTACGGGCATGTATGTGTGGGGTGAGAATCTGCAATTATCATCAGCGCACCGACTTACGACCTCACTTGAAACATTCCGGCAAATGGTTTCTATTATTGAAGAAAACGACAAACTTGCATCCGAGGTAAAAAAGATAAGATGGCAACATGGTGCTGAGGAAATGGAACTTAAAGGCGGTCGGCGGTTTGTGGTAAAAGCAGCAAACAACGCATCCCGTGGTATTTCAAAACCATCTACAATCCATCTTGATGAGTTGCGTGAATATAAAGACGAAGATGCCTGGTCATCAATGCGTTATACAATGATGGCTGCACAAAATCCCCAAGTATGGATTTATTCAAATGCTGGTGATCAACATTCTGTTATCTTAAACAAACTTAGGGAACGGGCTTTGGCTACGGGCTCGAACCCCAGCGACACGATAGGTTGGTTTGAGTGGAGTGCCGAACCGGATGCGCCGATCTCCTTTCCGTCAGGCGACATCAATTGGGGTGCTTTTGCTCAAGCCAACCCATCGTTGGGACATTTAATACATCCTGACAATTTAAGAGCAGTAATTAATGATCCACCGGATATTGTGCGAACTGAAGTTTTATGCCAATGGGTAGATACAATCAATTCAGCAATTGATGCACAAAAGTGGGAATTGTGTAAAACTGACCCAATACCTTTAGATCCAGAAAAACCAATTTGGTTTGGTTTGGATTTGTCGCCGGATCGTAAATTTGCGGCGTTAGTGGCTACTCAAAAATTACCTGGAGAAAAGTTTAATTTAGTTTTACTGCATACATGGTCAAATGATTATTCAATCAATGATTTAGCGGTTGCAAACGATATTGCACCTTATGTGAGAAAATATAATGTTCAGACTGTCGCTTATTCCAAAAGGACTGCACAAGCCGTCGCAAGTCGGTTAGTTCCTGCTGGAATTCCCATTACAGACATGGATGGGGCGATATATGCTGAAAGTTGCGATCGGTGGCTGGGCGCAATAAATTCACACCGATTACAACATGGTGGGCAGGATGAACTGACCCAACAAACGCTTTCCGCTGCGAAACTGCCCTATGGGGATGGGTCATGGATCATCGGTAGGCGTGCTAGTCGAGTGGCCGTTTGTGCAGCGGTTGCTTCGGCGTTAGCAAGTTATTTTGCGACACAAATTGAAACGGAGATTGACATTCAAGTCGGATAATTTGGAATTATGGTATATTATGTGCTAATGGGATTATTAGACCGATTTACCAATAGATCAAATCAACCAAATTCTCAAGTTGATGTCGCTGCTGCATTATCTCCTTACAATGCGCAACAATTAGTTGGCGGAATTTTATTTGGAACAACAACCGCAACTCGCGAACAATATATGGCGATTCCGTCCGGAGCACGCGCCAGAAATATAATTTGCTCAACAGTAGGATCTTTACCACTTGAGCAATACAATCATTTTACAAACGAACATGTAAGACCAAATCGTGTAATTATGCAACCAGATCCAAGAGTTGCTGGATCAGCAATTTATGCTTGGATAGCAGAAGATCTTTTGCTTTATGGAGTTGCTTACGGAATGGTAATGGATTCTTATGCTGCAACTGATGCTTCAAGAGTTCGTGCATGGACAAGAATTGCACCTCACAGAGTTTATGCTTCATTAAATGCCAATTCAACAGAAATTGAATACTATACAGTTGATGGCAAGCGAGTGCCACCATTTGGTATCGGATCATTAATTGTATTTAATGGATTAGATGAGGGAATCTTAAATCGCGCTGGTCGCACAATTAAGGCGGCAGCCGAATTAGAAAAAGCAGCAGAAATGTATGCTAAAGAGCCAATGCCACAAATGGTATTAAAATCAAATGGCACAAATTTAACTCCTGAGAGAATTACAAAATTATTAGAATCTTGGAAATTGTCAAGATCGACAAGATCAACTGCATTTCTAAATGCTGATGTTGAATTACAGGCGTTAGGTTTTGATCCTGCAAAATTACAATTAAATGAAGCCAGACAATACTTGGCTTTGGAAATTAGTCGTGCAAGCGGCATTCCGGCAAGTTTTGTATCCGCTGAAACTACATCAATGACTTATTCAAACATGACTGCTGAAAGAAAAGCATTAATCGATTTCTCATTGCGACCAATTCTTACTGCAATTGAACAAAGATTATCTCAAGCCGACTTTTGTCCTAATGGAATTGAAACTCGATTTGACATTGACGATTTCTTGAGAGGCTCAGCATTGGAGCGCGCTCAAGTTTATGAAATCCTAAATCGCATTGGCGCAATGAGCGTTGAGCAAATCCAAGAGGAGGAGGATCTAATTCGATGAAAATTAGTTTCCCAATTGAAATAACCGCAGCCGACACAAATAAGCGCACAATTTCAGGCAAGATTGTAACTTGGGATGAGCAAGGCTCAACCAGCGCAGGATTAACTGTTTTCGAAAAAGACAGTATTGATTTTTCAAAGCCTGTCAAATTATTACTTGAGCACCAAACAACAAAGCCGTTGGGTAAGTTAATTGACATTACTGCCACAGACACAGGCTTGGAAGCAACATTTCGTTTGGCTAAGACATTTCGTGCAGATGATGCACTTGAGGAAGCAGCCACAGGCCTTCGTGATGGATTTAGTGTTGGTGTGAAAATCAACGAATGGAAAAATGAAGAAGGCGTGCTAAGAATTAAATCAAGCACACTTCAAGAGGTCAGTTTAGTAACTGATCCGGCAATTGACAGCGCAAGAGTGGCTGAGGTTGCAGCAAGTGAAAACACAGAGAATTCCGAAGCAACCGCTGAGGAAACAACCAAAGAGGAGAACAAAGTGTCAGAAATTACTTCTGAGGCTCCTATCGCAACCGAAGCGGTAGAAGCAGCACAGGCTCCAGTTGTAACTGCTCAATACATGGCTTACACAAAGCCTCGTGTTGATACAAATGTTACAGCAGGACAATATATCAATGCACAGGTTCGTGCTATCCAAGGCGATACCGATGCTCGTGATTTAGTTGCAGCACTACAGATTGCAACAGTTTCAGAAAACACAGGTACAGTTCCACCAAATTACCTTCGTGATGTTATCGGCGTAATTGATAATTCACGTCCATTTATTAACAGCATTGAGCGTGCCGCGCTTCCTGCTTCAGGAATGAAAGTTTTCACTCCAAAACTAGGAACACAGGCAACAGTTGCTCAAACCGCTGAAGGTGTTGAGTTTTCATCAACAGATACAACTGTTACATTCCAAGAAGACAACATTGTTAAGTTTGCTGGAGCAAACATTGTAAATGTTGAACTATTTGATCGATCCGACCCATCTTTTGCTGATTTATTGGTTCGTGAACTTGCAGCATCTTATGCACAAAAGACAGATGCTTATGCAGCAACAATTGCAGCCGATGGAGCCGGAGCATCATCAGGAACTTCAATTTACAAGGCTATCGCTGATGGAATTGCAGATTCTTATGGCGTAATGCGCTTTACACCAAACCGCTTGATGGTTGCACCCTCAGGTGGATACACAAACATTGATTTTGCCAACTTGCTTGGTGCTGTTGATGGTTCATCTCGTCCACTATTTGCAGCAGCCGTTTCTCAAAATGCCGGTGGTTTAATTACACAGGGCAGCACAAACGGAACAGTTGCAGGACTTGATTTAGTAGTTGATCCTAACTACACAGGAAACAATGTTGGCGATAAGGCTGCATTAGTTTACCCAGCACAAGCAATGCGTTTCCATGAAAGTGGAACAATTGAACTTCGTGCAAATGTGGTTGCTAACGGCCGCATTGAAATCGGACTTTACGGATATGTTTGTGTAGTTAATCGCTACCCAACAGCATTCCGTTCATTGTTCGTAGCGTAATTTAACTGAGTGCCTGGGGTTGCTCCCGATCCCAGGCATCCATTAATGGGAGTAAGGAGATGGCATGCCAAGTATTATTTCAGCAAGTGAGTTGAGAGCAATAATTGGCGTGTCATCTTCCTTGTATAATGACGCATATTTGGAAGGTATAATAGATTCGGCTGAGGGCGTGATTCTTCCAATGCTTACTACATTCAAAAGCCCAATTCAAGCCACTTCATTGACAGATAATGTCGCAACTTTTACTACACTAGGAATTCATGAATTTACCGAAGGACAATCAGTTGTCATCGCAGGATGCGGATCGCCTTACAATGGAACACGAACAGTCTTGGCAGATAATCTTGGACAATATACCTTTTCAGCATCGATCACTAATGCCGATATACTCGAGGCTAATGTCATCCCATCCGGAACTGCTACCCTTTCTGGCGCATCAACTTATGTTGGAGTCCAGCCTGTTCGGTCAGCAATCTTTGCCGTTTCAGTCGAAATTTTCCAATCAAGAATTGCAGCAGGAGGACAAATCGAAGGAGTAGATTTCACAGCAACTCCTTTTAGAATGGGCAGATCGCTTTTTAATCGATGCGTAGGATTATTAGGCCCTTATATTGATGTGGAAAGTATGGCTCAATAATGCCAAGCACTATTCTTTCATCAATTCGAACACCACTTGCAACCGCATTAGCAACTGTTGCGAGCAATGTTTATAATTCAGTTCCAGAATCGGTTTATCCACCTGCCGTCGTTATAGTTCCAGATTCTCCATACCTTGAATTAGAAACCATTAACAAATCTACGATTCACACTAAAATTAATTTTACAATCTCAGTTGCAGTTGCATACAATAGCAATCCTGCATCACTCGATAATATCGAGCAATTAATCATGAGCGTTCTCGCAGTTATTCCGGTTGGATATATTGTGAGTTCGGTTGAAAGACCGACAGTCAGTCAGGTTGGGGCAAGCACGCTGCTAATCTCTGATATTCGAGTATCTACCTATTACACTCAAACAGCATAAGGAGAAAACATGGCAACCACAGTAATTACCGGTCGTGATGTTGGTTTATCTTTCACAGGTGGAACAGATATTCAGGCACAAGCCACCAACGCAGTATTGACCAAAGTAAATGATCGACAGGTCTATCAGACAATGGATGGCGAGGCATACAAGACTGTAAATGTATCCGGAACTTTCCAATTAGATATGTTGGCTGATTGGGGCAAGGCAAACTCAGTTTGCGAGGCTCTATGGACAGCAGCAGAAACTGCACCAGATACAGACATCAGCATGACATTGACAGCAGCATCAGGAGCGCAATTTGTGTTCCCAGTAAAACCAGAATTTCCAACCGCTGGTGGATCTGGTGTTGATGCTCAAACTGTTTCCTTTACTTTTACAGTATCAAAGGGCGCAGTAGTAGAAACATTTAGTTAAAATCTAACAACGGGAGCAAAATGAAACTACCAATCACAATTGAATACAACTCAGGCGAACAAGCAACTTATATTGCCCAACCGCCTGAGTGGGCAAAATGGGAAAAGCAGACAGGAAATACCATTGGTCAAGCATCCGAAAAGTTGGGCGTTTGGGATCTTATGTTTTTGGCTTATCATGCTCATAAGCGTGAAGTTGCCGGAAGTAAGCCAATCAAACCAATGGATATATGGATGGAAACAGTAGCCGATGTTATTGTCGGTGATGCTGACCCAAAAGCCACAAAGCAGGAAGCCTAAGCAGATTATTGGTTGAGTTGGCAATTGCCACACAAATTCCAATGAGTGAATGGGTTGAAGCCGAGGATATTTTAACAGCGATCGAGATATTGGAGAAACGGAATGGCAACTAGCACCGAACCTCTAATAGTCTATGACAAAAGGGAACTTGCGCAATTCGCCAAAATTATCCGGAATATGAGCGAAATAGCGGTTGAAGAAACCAAGCGTCGCGTTGGCGAATTAGCGCAAAAAGAATTAAGCGAAATCCGTCGAATTGCTTCATCCAGGGGCAAGGTTGCAGATCGAATTGCTCAAGGCGGTAAAGTAAAAAAGTCATCATTGCTTGGTGAGGTTTCTTTTGGTTTTGCATCACAAAGATTTTCAGGTGGAGCAACAACTCAATTTAACACTAGAAACGACACAAAAGGTAATCGTGTTGGTATCGGTGCTGCTCATGAGTTTGGATCTAAAAATTATCCGCAATTTCCTCGATGGTCTGGCCCAATGCCTAAAGGCCCAGGTTCAAGAGGTTGGTTTATTTACCCAACGATCAGACATTTGCAACCAACTATAATTAAGCAATTTGAAGAAATCATCATGGACATAAAGAAAGAGTTTTCTGATGGCAAGTAATAGTAGGACCTTAACCCTTGCCCTTGCAGCCGATATTGATGGCTTAAAAAAGGGTTTAGATGATGCAAATAAAATTGTTGATAAATCTGCTGATCAAATTGCTGATTTTGGTAAAAAGGCTGCATTGGCTTTTGCCGCGGTTGGCGCAGCAGTTAGTGCATTTGCTATATCTGCCGTTAAGGCCGCTGCTCAAGATGAAGCCGCTCGCAAGTCTTTGGAACAAACTATTCGGGCCAATACTGATGCCACAAATGATCAAATTAAAGCAATTGATACCTATATCACAAAACAATCAATTGCAACCGCAACAACTGATGATGAATTAAGACCTGCTTTTGCTAGGTTGGTTCGATCAACCAATGATGTGGCTAAAGCCCAGGATCTATTATCTTTATCTCAAGAAATTGCTGTTGCCACAGGCAAGCCACTTGAAGTTATTACAAATGCTTTAGGTAAAAGTTTTGATGGTCAAAATGCCGCTTTAGGCAAACTAGGACTTGGTATTGATGCTACTACCTTAAAGACTAAATCTCATGAAGAAATCATGCAGATGCTTAAAGGTACTTATAAAGGTTTTATTGATAATGAAGCCACTAATGCTGAATTCAAAATGCGTCAATTGGAGATTGCTTTTTCTGAAACAAAGGAACAAATTGGAAATGCTTTATTGCCTATTATGAAGCAATTTGCGGATTATTTGCTTGCCGTTGTTGTTCCAAATGTTCAGGCATTGGCCGCTGGATTAACTGGTCAAAATAGTGTGGCTGCTGGAATTACTGATGCAACCAGAGGTGCATACGAATTTGGCCAACAATTAAAATCAACCATAGGATTCTTAATCAGCATTAAAGAAGAATTATTAATTCTTGCTGGTATTTTGACCACAGTATTTGTTGTAAATAAAATTGCTGCTTTTGTTGCCGCAATTGGAACAATAGTTGCCGCAATGAATACTTTAAGAAATGCCGCTGCCGCCGCCGGTGTTGCTACTGCTTTTGCAACCGGTGGTGCATCTGTTGGAACTGCTGCCGCTGCTTTGGCTGCTGGTGCTGCAACTTATGGTTTAACTCAAATTGCTCCAAGCGGCAATGTTCCAAATGTGCCTACTCAATATAAGCAATCAGCAACAGGAACTCCATTTGGTCAGGCTGGCGGAAATACCTATAACATATCCGTTTCAGCCATTGATAGCGAAAGTGCTGCAAGAGCAGTTGCTAAAGTATTAAACGATAGCGCATCACGCTCAGTTCCACAATTATATAACAATGGTATTAGAGGCGATTAATGAGCGTATTTAATCCTGAATATAAATTAACTGTTAATGGGGTTGAATACACAGATGTAGCAATTTCAAGCATTACTCACCAATCCGGTAGGGATGATATTTATGCCCAACCCCTTCCATCTTATTTGCAATTTACTTTAGTTGCGTTGAATAACGAAAATTATAATTTTCAAATAAACGATGGCATTGCTTTGCAAGTGAAGGACAGCACAAACACCTTTAGGACTTTATTTGGTGGCAACATAACAGACATTACAACCGAAGTCGCAACTGCATCATCAATTGCAATAACATATTCATACACAATTCTTGCTTTGGGATCTTTGGCAAAATTGCCTAAAATTATTACAAATGGAGTTTTATCAGAGGATCAAGACGGCGATCAAATATATGCTTTACTTGCTGATTTATTATTAAATAATTGGAATGAAGTGCCAGCAGCCGAAACATGGTCAGGATACGATCCAACAACAACATGGACTAATGCTGAAAATGTTGGTCTTGGTGAAATAGATCAGCCTGGTCAATATACATTAATTAATCGAGGATCTAGCCCAGATACTATTTACAACATTGCTTCCCTAATTGCTAATTCAGCGTTTGGGGTTTTATATGAAGATTCAGAAGGCCGCATTGGATACGCTGATCAAAACCATAGGCAGACATATTTAGCCAATAACGGCTACACAGACATTTCAGCCAATACTGCTATTGGGGCGGGTCTTAAAACATTGGCTAGATCCGCAGATGTTCGCAACGATATTTATATCAATTATGGCAACAACTTTGGATCTCAGGAAACCGCTACTGATGCAACCAGCATTGCTACTTTTGGATATAAGGGTCAAACCATTAATACAACCTTAAAAAATGCCGTTGATGCCCAGGCTCAAGCGGATCGATATATTGCGCTTAGATCTTTTCCAAGACCATTACTAAGCAGTATTACTTTTCCAATAACTAACACAGAAATTGATGATGCTGATCGAGATGCTTTACTTGGGATCTTTATTGGTCAGCCTTTACGAATAACAGACTTGCCAGTTCAGATAGCCCCTTCAGGACAATTTGAGGGTTATGTGGAAGGTTGGCGTTGGAGCACTAGATTCAACGAATTGTTTTTGACCATAAATTTGAGCCCGATAGAATTTTCCCAAGTCGCACTACAATGGGAACAAGTGTCAGCCTCAGAGGCATGGAATACTTTAAGTGGTACACTAACCTGGGAAAATGCGATTGGAGCAGTAGCCTAATATGGCAAACACAACAAATTTTAATTGGGAAACACCAGACGATACCGATCTGGTTAAGGATGGCGCAGCCGCTATTCGCACACTTGGTTCAGCCATTGATACATCTATGGTTGATCTTAAAGGTGGAACAACCGGTCAGATACTTAGCAAAACATCAAACACCGACATGGATTTTACATGGGTTGCACAAGATGATAGCAATGCAATTCAGAATGCAATTGTCGATGCTAAGGGCGATATTGTTGCAGCATCCGCTGCTGATACTCCAGCAAGACTTGCAGTTGGAACTGATAATCAAAGATTGGTTGCAGCAAGTGGTGAAGCAACTGGATTAAAATATGTTTCAGATACACAAAACACAGTTGTCGATGCCGAAGGTGATTTATTAGTTGGCGATTCTGCTGATACTTTGCAAAGGTTAGCAATTGGCTCAAATGCACAAGTTTTGACAGTTGATACTTCAGTTGATGGAAAAATTAAATGGGCTACTCCTGCTGGTGGTGGCGGAAAAGTTTTGCAAGTTGTTTATGCAACAACTACACAACAAACAACAGTCGCAACAACTACTTACACAGACACAAATCTTTCGGCAACAATTACCCCAACATCTGCTACTAGCACAATTTTAATTTTTGTTAATCAAGGTAGTTATGCAAGTGATACAAATGGTGATTGTGGTGGCAAAATACAACTTTTAAGAGGTTCAACAGTCGTTTATGAACCTGATTTAAGTAGTGGTTTGAACTCAAATTATCTTGGTATAACACCTTCTAGCGGTTCTATAACTGAAACTTATTTGGGTTTGACAATGAACCTAGTTTATCGAGATAGTCCAGCCACAACATCTTCAACTACTTACAAAACACAAGGTAGGCGATATGGCGCATCAGGAAACATAGTTTTTCAACAATCAAGCAGTTATTCATCAATGTTGTTAATGGAAATAGGTGCATAATGAACGATTTATATAAAGCAATAAAAAAATTAAAACCAACCGCTGAATTTTCATTTATCGATGATGATTACAAAACAATTAAATGGGATGTTTTGGAAGGCAAAGCACCAACTCAAAATGAAATTGATAATGCTATTGAACAAGTAAAGGCGGATGAAAAAGCCGAAGCCGAAGCAAAGGCACAGGCTAAAGCAGCATTGCTTGAGCGTTTAGGCATAACTGAGGATGAAGCAAAACTCTTACTTGCGTAATGAAGCCTTACCTATCTAAAGCCGCAGTTCAACTTAGGGAACAAATTGATGATTCATTCCCATCGAGATCTAGGCGTTTGGATGGTTGGATCGGCGACCTTCGTCATCAATCTAGAAAATCAGATCATAACCCTCGCCAATCAGGAGAAGTTTGCGCAATCGATATTGACGCTCGCTTATCTGACCAAGACGGAATTAGTGTCTATTTGGCAGATCAAATTAGATTGGCAGGCAAATCTGATAAGCGTTTATCTTATGTAATCCACGCCGGTAAAATTGCATCTGCTAAATCATTATGGCGTTTTGTCAAATACCGAGGAATCAATCAGCATCATAAGCACATCCATGTTTCTTTCAAACCAAATCAAACAGGCGAATTTTTTAACATCCCACTACTAGGAGGCAATTCATGAAACTAAGCAAAAAACACAAAGCAGCAATTAAGTCATATTTAAGAGCAGTTGCCGCATCAGGAATTACAGTTGGTCTTGCTATTGCTGGAGATGTAAAGCCTGAATATGCAGTATTGCTTGGTGCTATTGTTGCGCCAGTTATCAAGTGGCTAGATCCAAAAGAGGGAGCGTATGGCATTGGATCGTCTGAAAAATGACACCGACAGAATGGGCTGGCTTCGCCGCTGGCATAACCGCCGTATTAGTCGGTTTCTTCACGGGTCTTCGTTATCTTATTAAAGGATGGCTTTGGACATTAACTCCAAATGGTGGTGCATCTCTTGCTGATCGCTTGGCAAGAATTGAAACACGCCAGGAGGAAATGCTAAGAATTATCAGTTCCAAGAAGTAGCCTTTACTTATGGCGAACACACGAAAACCTATCAAACGCAAAAAGATTAATCGTCGAGTCGTTCGCCAAACTCCTGAGCCATTAACAAAAATTGATCAACATTACATGGCTTTGCACGAATGCTATAAAGCAGCCAGAAAAGCAGGATTTACACCTGAGCACGCATTTTGGCTGATGACTGAACATAAGACTTTCCCTGATTGGATTGTGGGCGATGGTGGGATAATCCCATCAATAGATCCAACTGACGATGAGGATGACGATTAAGCGATACTTGGTTATTTCGGATTTACAGATCCCTTACCACCATGAAATAGCAGTCAAAAATGTAATTAAGTTAGCAAGACGGGAGCGGTTCGATAGTGTTCTTTGCGTTGGCGATGAAATCGATTTTCAAACCATTAGCCGATGGGCTGAGAAAACACCTTTGGCTTATCAACAAACTTTGGATAGTGATCGTTCAACTACTCAGCAAATCCTTTGGGATCTCACAGAGTACAGTCGAGAGGCTCATATTATCCGCAGCAATCATACTGATCGCCTATATAACACTTTATTAAAAGTACCGGGGCTAATCAGCCTTCCTGAATTACAATACGCCAAGTTCATGGATTTTGAATCTATGGGCATTACCTTCCATAAAACATTTTATGAATTTGAAAAGGGTTGGATCTTGGCTCATGGCGATGAAGGCAACATGAATCCTAACGCTGGTCAGACTGCCCTAAATCTTGCCAAAAAGGCAGGAAAGAGCGTGGTTTGTGGGCACACCCATAGGTTGGGTATGTCAGCCTACTCAGAGGGGCTCTACGGGGCTTACAGACCCCTTTACGGGGTTGAAACAGGCAACCTTATGAACCGGGCAAAAGCCTCCTATACAAAAGGCTTGGCTAATTGGCAAATGGGCATTGTGCTGATGGAGTGGGATGGCAAAAATATGAGCGTGCAAATGATCCCAATCAATAAAGACGGATCGTTTAATGCGCTTGGAAAGTCTTATGGGGCGTGAAACAGACTATCAGCCTCGGACGATTGATGATCATATCGATGAATTTGAGGATCTCAGCGTTATCTAATCGTTATAAAACACGCCGAAGATCAGGTAGATAAAAAACTTGCTTTAGGTCAGACTTTATGTATTCACAGAGATACTGTGGATATGTAGGGAGCGACATGAAGTTAGATTTAGGCAGTAGAAATACCGCTTTGGAGTATGCCGAACGCGGCTGGTCAGTTTTGCCTTTATTACCTGGCAAAAAAGATCCTCATTTTGATTTGGCTCAAAGGGCCTATTTATCAGCAACGACAGATCAAAAACTGATCAATTTTTGGTTTGACTATGATCAAAACATCAATATCGGTATAGCCTGTTATCAATCAGGTTTAGTTGTGTTTGACATTGATTACCGCAATGGCGGTCAATTGCTTGCTGAATTTGAGCCAACATTTACAGTTCAAACTGGTGATGGCTTGCATCTTTACTACACCGCAAATCAATCTGATGTATTTAGAGGTAAGTTAAATGATGGAATTGACATTAAGTGGAAAGGCTATGTGGCTGCTGCACCATCAATTCATCCGTCAGGAGCAAGATATACAGTTATTGATGACAGAAATCCTGTCGCAATGCCAAAACAAATAAGGGAGATGGCAACAAAATGAACGCATGGTTAGAAGCAAGAGATTTAGGGTTTGTTATTATGTGGGCAATTGTAGGTTTTACATTTGCCGCATGGATCATTTATGAAATTAGAGATACAGCATTCCAAAATGGCTATTGGAAGGGTCGGGCTGATGGTTGGAATATGCATCGCCGAATGACCAACATCAAAATACAGTCAGATGAGGTATTTGACTATGACAAAAACTGAGCAGTTATTTGATGAAGCCATTACAACAATCCAGTCAAGAGGTGTCGTTTATGGGCACCCTTATTACAACATGGAGCGAATCTCAAAGTTGGTCAGTTCGTATCTTGAATACCCCGTCATGCCTCACGATATTTGTATCATTAACATCTTGCAGAAAATTAGTCGTTTGCAAGAAACTCCAGGGCATTACGATAGTTTGGTCGATATTGCAGCATACATCGGAATATACAAAACAGTTTTCGATGCAGAAACAGACCCCGACTTCAAAAAAGGAGATGATTTGTAATGGCATTTAATTTAGAAGACTATGAAGATGTTGCTACATTAAACAAATGGTTTATCAGCAACTATCCAATGGGTAGATCAGATATATCAGTTATCAGTCATGATGCTGAAAAAGGATATATCTTAGTTCAAGCAACTCTTTGGCGTGATTCAAAAGACGCTGCACCAGCAGTTTCTAACATTGCCTTTGGGTCCAGGGAAACTTACATTCCTAACATGAAAAAATTCTATGTTGAGGATACGGCGACCAGCAGTCTAGGCAGGGCAATAATTTTACTTAAGGGATCTGACAAGACGGCAACAAAAGACGACATGAAAAAGGTTGATACTCAACCAACATTCAAAGAGAAGTTGGAAAGTCGTCAAAACATGTATGGCAAACCAGGGTCTAAGTCAGCACAAATTGAAACCATATTAAGGGATTCATTTGAGGCTGATAAACCTGCACCGGTTGCCTGGTCAGTTGGTGAGGTTGTAGATGCAATTGGATCTTCTATACCAAATGAGCCACCTGCATGCGAACATGGTCATATCTTAAAAGAGGGTATCAGCAAGGGCGGAAAACCCTACCGAGGATATGTATGCAAGGCAAAACAATGTGATGCCAAATGGGCAAAACTTACCGCTAATGGTAAATGGTATTTTGAAGGAGGTGAATAAATGGGTAAATTACAAATTATTGATGGTTCAGGATTAACTGCAACCTTTACGGATGACGGAGTTAAAGTCGAACCATCAACGATCATTTGCGACTTATGCAACGACGATAGATTACTTCATGAGGGCGATCTACTTCGATGCTATAACTGCCACGCAATCAATCGGATTCCGTATCATGCCTAATTACGAATACTTTTGTGATGGCGAGGGATCGCTGATTATATTGGATCTACCAATGGATCATAAAATCCCTCATTGTCAAGTGTGCAATGCACCTTTACGCCGTATTTATAACGCCATCCCAACGATCTTTAAGGGAACTGGGTGGGCTGGTAAAGATGGTTAAGTTTAGGTGCAACTTCTGCTCAGCCAACAGCGAGTTTGTATGGCTGGATGGATACGACACGCACGAAGGATTTCGAGTATATCAATGCTTAAAATGCTGCGGCGTAGGCGTTAAGAATCAGGCTGAATCAACCGATACTCAGGAACCAGTAATGCGCTGCACAAAATGCGGTGCCTGGATGTTTGCAGATAAGGAGTGCCACACATGTGCGATTCTCATGATCAAGGAGAGCACGAAATAGATTGGGCTTATCAGAATCAATTGCGCAAGCAATGGTTGTTAGATAATCCTGATGCCAAATACATAGGATGGATGTCAATATGAGCCAGGCTGGATACGATCAAACATGGATTGATACTGATGACCAAAGGATTACGACTTGCCGTCTGACCTGCGGTTTTGCTGAAGGATTTGCAACCATATGATACGCTATAAAGAGCATTGGCTCTCAAAGCCAAAAGGCGAACCCCGAAGGGGGAGGTTCGCAAGGTGCTCGCTAATTGGGATCGCTCTATGTTTAGCCAACATTTCAGGCTTTGAAAAAGCACATTCCGCTGAACCACGAACCAACCATTACAGACAATGGGCATTTATACAATTGAACAATTTAGATCATTTCTACTGTTTAGATGAATTAAATTTCAAAGAATCAAGATGGAACCCGAAAGCCAAGAATGGTAGTCATTACGGCATACCTCAAGGCAGATCAATATACTTAAGTAAAGTCAATGGGTTTAAGCAGGTAGAATGGGGTTTGAAGTATATTGAAGCAAGACATCAAACGCCTTGTTTAGCACTAGATCACTTTAAGCGTAAGGGATGGCATTGAGTAAAAGCGCATTAAGAGATAGTGTATCTACAAGACAAT